GCGCCCCTCGCAGCCGTCAACGCCATGATTTATATGCGAAATATCACGATTACGACAGCGAAATCAGCGACTTACTTGGAGAATGTGGGATCAAAGCGCATAACTAACAAAATAAATTTCAGAGCGCGCGCCCGTCATCACTTTGAAGCCGCGACCCAACTGAATCTGACGGGAGATGATGAATTTCTACAGCCGATTGCCCTTCGGCTGAGGATGGCGATTGAATGTCTAGCCTACGAACTTTTGCAGGCTTACCAAGATGAAGTTGACGACGAAACAATGGAAACTTGGCAACCCGGAAGACTCATAAAGGAACTGAAGGAGATAGATTCGTCGATTGAGAGTGACCGATCAATATCGGTTGGGTTTGAAGATATCTCAGGACAAGCTGCAAAGGTCATGCATCACTTAGGAACAGACGCCCGCCTTACAGCTTCATGGATCAACAAGCATTGGAACACTCTGGGAAGCTATCTGCACGAACCGACGATTAGGCAGCACAAGGAAGGCAAGTTGTTTACTGCTAACGATGCTCGCCCCAAGATAATTGAAATATCAAAAGAGATTGAACGCATACTGAACTCATCATTGTTCGCTACCAACTTTAAAGTGAACATATCTATGAAATGTCCATGTGGCTTTCAGGTTCAGCGTACCGAACGGCTATTAAGGCGTGATGGTAAATTCACATGCGCAAATTGCAAAGGTGTTTTCGGCGTTGAAGAATCAGATGGTGTCTGGAAATTCTTTAGAATGTATCACGACTTCAATTGTCCGAAATGCAGTGCTAAGAATAAATTCCCAGCTGAAGAATTGCAGGACCAGAGCCGCTTTTCATGCAAATCCTGTGGCGCTGAGTTAGTCGTGAGTCTGGATTGGTGTATTCGACTAAAGGAGATCCCATAGCTGCTTCAGATATTTAATCTGTGAATGGATAGAGCGCCAACGTGGCGCAGCAATATGGGAATTGAGTTTCCATATTGCTGCTCTCTAGATCACCGTCCGGCTGCCTTTTCTGCAACCGCCTGTAGAAAGCCGATCGAGACCCCGTGGCTTTGATCCGACATATCCCTGATAGCACGAATTAACTTGGGGTAATTTCCTGTTGCCTCACAATCGGCAATCTCAGCGGCGGCAATCGCGCGTCCGAACTGGCATTGGTTTTCGTATGTCATGGTCGACTCCATCTGTTGCGATAGAATCAGCATGTTCTGAATCGATAGCTATTTCAACGGACGTCTAAATTGACATTCAATGATAAATTGAAAATGCCGCATCGAGATTTTCAGGCGTAATCAGAATGCCTTCTTGGCGCATCTGGTTCGCGACCATCACTGCGGCCATTTCGAAGGGGACGCCCAGCCGGGCAAGGTTCAAGACCATTCGGCGAAGCTTTCCAGATTGAGTCGCACTCATGGCACACATCCTTTCCTTTGTGCTTGGGCAGGGGCGGCGCCAACCAAGACCGCCGCCCCCACCCTTCGCGTCACCCCTCCCCAGGGGTTCACTTCCCACCATCACAGAGGAAGTGACCTAACCCTGCTGTATGCAAAACCATCTTGCAAGCGGAATATGCATTGACGATGTAGGTGGAATCTTCACTGTTGACTAGCCTTTTTCAAATACAGCAAGGTTCGATTCTCAACGAGGGAAACCGCCAATGAAACTCGATCTTAAAGACATCGCCGAAGTAATCTGCCGGGCCGAAAGCCGCACGGATTTTGCCAAGGTTTACAATCAGCTTAGAAGCCTTGGCGCCAAGCGCCTGATTACCGCCCCAGGCTCAGAAGAAGTGTACGGGCCGCGCGGCGCCCTTATCTACGGCGTCGACTCTGTCTTCCGTGCCCGGCTGCTGCTTGTGCTGGTGGATATCGGCTTTGAAAGCGACTCGCTTCAGCAGGTCTACACGTCCGCTTGTGCGAGCCGCACGGTTCAGACCGAGGCGGGGCGCTTCGATCTGAACTTGCATGAAGTCATCCGGCAGTATGCCGACGCATCGCAGAATGCGTTCACGTTAGAGATCACAGCAAGCCGTGCCGATGGCCTTGGCTTCCATGCGCAGTGGATCATGAACGGTGAACGGTTCGGACGCGCCGACCCGCTTGCCGCCGACTCGGTTGTGATTGGTCGCGCGATCGAAGCGGTTATTCACGTTCCGGTTCACAGCATTTTCGCGCCGCTTGCCGCCGCACTTGACGCCTTGGGGCAACCCGAATGAGCATCTTTGCCCGTATCTTCGGCAAGGCCGAACCCGCCCGAACCCGTCGCTTTGACGGGGCAGCCGGTGGACGTCGCGGCGTGGGTATGGGAACCTTTGGCCGGATCAATCCTGAGACGGCCGCCGCTGGCCCGGCCCTTCGGTCGCGGGCATCTTACCTTGCCTTAAACAACCCCTGGATCTCAAACGCCGTAGCCAATTGGACCGGCGCCCTGATCGGTCCCGGTATTCAACCCGCTTCGAAGCATCCGGACGCCGCAACCCGTAAGGCGCTTAATCGGTACTTCGCTGATTGGTGCAACCGGGCAGACGCGGAAGGCCGCACAGACTTTGCAGGAATTCAGGTAGCGGTTGCAGATAGCATGGTGAAGGCCGGAGAAGCCGTTTGCCTGATCAATGAGACGGCAGACGGACCGCGCCTTCGTGTCTTGCCAGCGGAACTGCTGGACGAGTCAAAGACAGTTGAACTTAGCGAAGGTCGCGCGATCTTCTCAGGCGTTGAACTGGATGGGTCCGGCCTCCGGGTCGCTTATTGGATTGTACCAGAGAGGCCGGGGCAGGTTTGGCAGACCTATGCGCCTGCCGTCCGGATCGGCGCCGACTCCGTGCTGCACGTCTTCAAGCCGCTGGCACCGGGCCAGCTTCGTGGAGTCTCTTGGCTTGCACCCGTGATCCTGCCCGCGTCCGACCTCGACAAGCTATGCGATGCCCTGCTGAAGGGCGCGCAAGTCGCGGCCATGCACGCAGGCTTCATTACCGATCTGAACGGGACGGGCGAACCCTATGACGGTGAGACGCCTAGCCTCGAACCGGGCGCCTTAATCCGGCTTCCGAACGGGACTGACATTAAATTCAACAGCCCCCAGCAAGCCCAGCAAGTCGCCGAATTCCTGAAGCTGAACCTTCGGCAAATGGCCGCCGGCCTTGGGCTACCCGATCATATGCTTTCCGGCGACCTGACCGGGGCGAACTATTCCAGCTTGCGGGCTGGGCTGCTGCCTTTCCGGCAGCGGGTGGAGGCGCTGCAATACACTGTGCTAGTGCCACAGTTTCTAGCCCCAGTTTGGCGGGCCGTGATCCTGCACGGAATCCTTTCCGGCGATCTGGACGCCACGGGCTTCGAAACGAACCCGGAAGCCTATTTGCAGGCTGATTGGCTGCCGCCGCGTCCCCTGCAAGTAGACCCGCTGAAAGATATCAGCGCCACGAAAGCCGAGTTGGAAGCTGGTCTTACAAGCCGCCGCAAGGCCGTGGCGGAACGCGGCTGGATTCTCGAAGACCTGGACGCGGAAATTGAGGCCGAACGGGGAACCGTGGCCAAAGACAAGGACTCCGAAAATGGCGCAAATTGACATCAACCTGACCCGCGCGGCCGTGTTTCAGCCGTCCACTTGGAACGCCGAAGCGCAGACCATTGAAGCCGTCATTTCGACCTTCGCAGACGTGGTGCGCCGCGACAGTAAAGGGGCTTACCTGGAACGCCTGGACCCGGCTGGACTCGATCTTTCCGGCTTGGACGGTGCGCCCTTGCTTGATGGTCACAGGACCGAGTCGGCCCGCGACGTAATCGGGTCGATTACGGGGCACCGCATGGAAGGCGGAAAGCTGGTTGCAACCATCCGGCTTTCCGGAGCCGCAGACGCGGCTGCAATTGTCCAACGCATTGCTGAAGGCACGGTTCGCGGCGTCTCGATCGGCTATCGGGTCAGCAAGTGGGCTGAAGAAATCGACCCTGAAACCAAAACACGAATTCGAAAGGCGGTGGCTTGGATGATCAACGAGGCTTCAGCCGTGCCGATCGGCGCGGACAGGGGCGCCCGTTTCCGTAGCGGAGATATCCAGATGACAACGAAAACCGATGACGAAAAAGCGCAGACGCGCCAAGAGATCCGCGCGATTGCACGCTCTGCCAACCTTCCGGCCGATTGGGCAGACGCGCTTATTGATGCAGACGCGACCGTGACCGATGTACGCGCGGCCGCCTTCGAAGAAATTCAGAAGCGGGGCAGGGCGCTGCCTGCGATCAAGGTCGGGCAGGCGAATGACGACCCCGCACAAGTTCGCACTCGTGCGGCCGATGCCTTGGCCTTCCGCATGGTGGGCGGCGAACTTCCCGCTGCAAGCCGTGAATTCGTTGGCATGAGCCTTCGCGATATCGCGGCTGACTGCCTCACCCGTTCAGGCGAGTCCGTGCGCGGCATGAGCGCAGACAATCTGTTTCAGCGGTCCATGACCACTTCCGACTTCCCGCTGCTGGTAAGCAACGCAATGGGGAAGGTTGCGGCCCAAGCGTACCAAGCTGCGGAGTCCCCGTTGAAGGCGCTGGCGCGGCAAAGGACCCTTCCGAACTTCAAAGAGTCGACTTCGATCCGCATTGGGGAGATGGGCCGGCTGGAAGAAATGACGGAAAGCGGCGAGTTCAAGCACACCAACCGGGCAGAGTCCGGTGAGGTTATGCGCCTGAAGACCTTCGGTCGCGCGATCAACGTCAGCCGTCAGTTGCTTATTGACGACGACCTGAACCTTTTGGGCGATATGACCGCGGCAATGGGTCAAGCCGCCGCTCAGACCGAAGCTGAAGAGATGGTGGCCATGCTGACCGGCAACCCGGATCTCAGCGACGGCACTCCGGTTTTCGACGTGAGCCGCGGCAACAGCGTTTCTGGTGCGGGGTCCGCGCTTTCCGAGACTGCCCTGTCCGCTGCCCGCAAGCATATGCGGACGGTAAAGGGGTTGGACGGCAAGACGATCATTGCAGCAACGCCCAAATACCTTGTGGTTTCGCCTGATCTGGAAACGTCGGCTGAAAAGCTGCTTGCCTCGATCTACGCCGCGACGACCGATGACGTTGCGGCCTTCGCCGGCAAGCTGACCTTGGTTGTCGAACCGCGCCTGACCGGCGCCACTTGGTACGTCTTGGCCGATCCGGCGCAGGTTCCTTCCCTGCAATATGGCTACCTTGCCGCCGCGCAAGGCGTCCAGATTCAGCGACAGGAAGCCTGGAATACCCTTGGCCTTCAGTACCGGGCATTCCTTGACTTTGGCACCGGCTGGCTTGATTGGCGCGGCGCCTATCGCGCGGCCGGGGCATAAGCCGTGGCCACCTTGGCCCAGCTGATCGAATGGCGCGACCGCCTGAAAGAGGCCCGTTACAACGGGCTTCGATCGGTCACGGACAGCAACGGCGAACGGGTCGAATACAAGTCCGACTCTGAAATGGCCCGCGCCGTAGCCGCCCTCGACTCGGATATCGCTGGGGCTTCGGCCCCGCGACGTTCCATCATTTATCCACTCACATCGAAAGGGGTCTGAACATGGCCACGAATTTTGTACAGGCGGGAAGCCAACTCACCATCCCGGCGCCGGAACTGGTTTCCAGCGGTGGAGTCGTCATCGCAGGCAGCATTGCCGGCGTGGCCCTAGGCAGCGCAGCGGCCGGAGAACCGGTTGACGTTGCAGTCACTGGCATTTGGGAACTGCCCAAGGTTGGCGCCCAGACCCACGCCCTTGGCGAGCCGGTCTATTGGGACTCGGCCGCCGATCTGGTGACTGAGACTGCCAGCGGCAACACTCGCCTTGGCACCGTGGCGAAGGCAGCAGGGGCAGGGGTTGCGACCGTAGCCGTCCGCCTGGTCTCGATCTGATGAACGCCCCACGCGCCATAGACCCGCCGGTAAAGCGGATGCTGTCGCGCGTGGAGGCGGCTGCCTACTGCGGGGTCAGTCCTTCAACCTTCGACAAGATGCTGAAGGATGGATTGGCCCCGCAACCCTTGAAGGTCTACGCCCGAAACCTGTTCGACCGGCACAAGCTGGACGCGGCGCTTGACGCCCTGTCCGGGACCGTGGCCGAACCCGTCGAACCTAACGAATGGGATGCAATCTAATGTCACAACAGCTTCGGAAGCCCCCGAAATACTGCCAAGGCTTCGAAGACAGGCACGGAAAAATCCGCTGGTACTACCGCCGTCCGGGCTTCCCTCGCGTGGCCCTTCCGGGTCTGCCCTGGTCGCCTGAGTTCATGGCTGCCTATGAAAAGGCAGCCCAAGGCGAAAAGATCAGCGCAGGCCGTTCCAAGGTCATCCCCGGTTCGGTTGATGCCCTTGTGGCCAGCTTCTATCGCACTTCCGAATGGAAAGGCTTGGGCGAGTCCACAAAGACAACCTATCGCGGGATTATTGAACGCTTCCGAACCGAACATGGCGATAAGCGAGTTGCCAAGATGGAACGCCAGCACGTTCAAAAGTTCGTCGGAACGAAAGCCGCGACCCCGGCTGCCGCGAACAACCTTTTGCGAATGGTGCATCTGCTGATGCAACACGCGATAGATCTCGACTGGCGGCGCGACGATCCAACCGAAGGCGTTCGGAAGATCAAAAACAAGTCGGAAGGCTTTGCAACTTGGGACGAGTCACAAATTGATCTGTTCCTAGAACAGCACAAGCCCGGCACTCGCGCGCATCTCGCCTTCTGCCTGTTGCTTTACACGGGCCAGCGGCGAAGCGACGTTGTGCGAATGGGCCGGCAACACGTCCGAGACGGGGTGCTGACAATCGTTCAACAGAAGACTGGGCAGGAAGTATCGGTTCCGGTGCATCCTGTCTTGGCCGCTGCGATCAACGCGGTTCCGCGCGACAACCTCGCATTTCTGACAACCGCCCAAGGTAAGCCGTTTAGCCCGGCTGGCTTCACCAATTGGTTTCGGGACGTGGCGCGTGAAGTGAAGGGATTGCCAGACGGACTATCGCCCCACGGACTTCGCAAGGCGATCTGTCGGCGCTTGGCGGAAGCGGGCTGTACGCCGCACGAGATCATGGCGATCAGCGGTCACAAAAGTTTGCAGGAAGTGACCCGCTACACAGCGAAGGCATCCCGAGTGCGCATGGCTCAAACGGCGATGGAATCGATTGGGGGATCAAAGCTAGAACAAACGACTGTCAAACCTGCCCTAGAGGTTTGACAGAATGCCCGGTAAGACACTGATAAGTAACGGAATTTTGTACGGTGGGCGCAAACCCACAACGGTTTTCGAGACCGCCCCGATCGACCACTCCGGCACCTCTCCGCGCTTGGGGGTCGTCTATGGGGGCGGGGTTTAGCGACAGCGCGCGCGTTGTGCAAGCCCGATTCCCGCGTCGCAGGCACGAACCGCGCGCGCCGCCCGCCTCTTGGCTTGGCAAACCCAGGCGCAGGCACTACCTCTCGATCAGCACCCCCGGCCAAGGATATCCCATGCGCCCGACCTCGCTTCTCCTCGCCGCCCTCCTGGCCCTTGGTCCGGTCGTCACCCTGCCGTCGCAGACCTGGGCCCAGGACGCCGAGCCCGCCCAGACGACCGTCGCCCCCGACGTTCAGGCCCTGAGCGAGACGATGCAGATCGGCCCTCTCTTCGAAGTCCTCGGTCAGGAGGGCGTCGCCTACGGCCAGACGCTGGAAGCCGACATGTTCCCGCAGTCCGGCGGCTCGCGCTGGTCCGCCGCGGTCGCCGCGATTTACGACATCCCGACCCTGCGCCAGCGCTTCGACACCGCCCTTGCGGACCAACTCGCCTCCGACCCCGCCGCCATTGCCGAGATGATCGCTTTCTTCGCATCCGACCTTGGCAAGCGCATCCTGGCGCTTGAAATCGCGGCACGTCGCGCCTTTCTGGATGACGGGGTGGAGGAAGCAGCCCAGGTCGCCGCCGACACCATGCGGGCCGAGCGCGACCCCCGCATCGACCTCATCACCCGCCTCGCCGAGGCCAACGACCTGATCGAGATGAACGTCGCCGGGTCACTGACCGGCAGCCTCGCTTTCCTGCAGGGCATGACGCGTGAGGGCCTTGAAGGCTCCGAGGCCGACGAAGACCAGATGATGAGCGATGTCTGGAACCAGGAAGATCAGGTCCGCGCCGATACCACGACCTGGCTCTATTCCTACCTCGTCCTCGCCTACGAGCCGCTCTCCGACGCCGAACTGGAAGCCTACATCGCGTTTTCCGAAAGTGCTGCCGGGCAAAAGCTGAACGCGGCGCTGTTTTCCGCGTTCGACGTGGTTTTCACCCAAGTTTCCTATGACCTTGGCCGCGCCGCAATCCGCGCGATGCAGGGCTCGGATATCTGACCGGCAAAGGCGATCCGGCATCGCCTCGCGGACTTGACAGTCAGCCGACCTCGCCGCATAAGCGCGCATCCCGGCGAGGTGCGAATCTCGCCGGGCCATTATTTCATGACGCCCGGAAGGGCGCGCTGTCCGAGGCGGGGAAACCCGAAACACCCAAAGATCGCTTGATCGGCGGGGGCCACAGGACGCGGAGCAAAAGAAGGATAAGGCCCATGTTTGCGGTCCTCAAGACCGGTGGCAAGCAGTACAAGGTGCAGGCG